AGGAAATGGCAAACGATATTGCTTTCTGGGTTCGCAAGTTCCCAGTAAATAACCTGGCTTACAGCAAATCAACGGCTTCAGCGGTTGCGGCTCGATTAGCGCCAGCCGGAATCCCGATTTACGAAATAGCCAATCAGGAATATCAGCAAAGTTGCGACGAATTTGTTTCGGCGGTTTCGTCGGCCAGACTTCAACATTCGGATCAAGAAGAATTAACTAAGCAGGTTCTCTCAGCTGTAAAACTTCCTCGAGGTGATGGCGGTTGGGTCATGGGACGCAAAGCTTCGGGAATTGTCTGCGGTGCAGTAGCGGCTGCAATGGTGACTCACTTTGCGACACGCGCTGAATCTGAAATAGACATTCAGATAGGGTAATGTCCAGACAATAGCGTATAATATGTCCAATGGGAATCCGGGACATCTTTACATCATCCAAGCCAGCAGTCGAAGTTACAGTCGATGCTGCTTCCGCTCCTGCGCCATTTAATAACACAGCTTCTTTTAACCCTTTCGTATTTACTCAATCAGTCGCAAGCCGTCAACAGGCCATGGCAGTACCAACAATCGCACGCGCTAGAAATATCATTTGCTCAACACTTGCTTCACTACCACTCGAGCAATACTCAAAGGTTGACGGATCACACATGGGCACTCCGGCAGTTATCAATCAGCCAGACCCACGCGTGCCGGGCTCTGCAATTTATGCATGGCTCGCCGAAGATTTACTTTTCCAAGGTCGGGCTTATGGTCAGGTTTTAGAGCAATACGGGGACACCGGACGAGTACGTGCATGGACTCGAATTTCACCGGATCGTGTAACAACTAAACTTAACAACAACCAGACAGAAATCGTTGGTTATCAAGTCGATGGAAGTGTCGTACCTAATCAAGGAGTCGGTTCTCTTGTCGTGTTTTACGGACTTGATGAAGGCGTGCTTAATCGTGCGGGCCGCACTATCCGGGCAGCCCACGCACTCGAGCAAGCCGCCGAAACTTTCGCTAAGGAACCAGTACCGCTACAAGTTCTAAAGTCCAATGGCACTAACTTGCCAGCAGAAAGAATTTCAAAGCTTCTTGAATCATGGCGCACAGCCAGACTTACTAAGTCAACAGCATTTCTTAATGCTGACGTTGAATTGCAAGCGTTGGGCATCGATCCTGCCAAATTGCAGCTGAACGAGGCTCGTCAGTATGTCGCGCTGGAATTGGCTCGCGCTTGCAACCTTCCTGCCTATTTTGTAAGTGCAGAAACTACAAGTATGACGTACTCGAACAGCGTTTCGGAAAGGCGGAGCCTTATCGACTTTTCCATGAAGCCGATTTTAGCCAGCATTGAACAACGCCTAAGCATGCCGGATTTTTGTCCATCAACCGGAGAAATTCGTTTCTCGTTAGACGAATTTCTTCGCTCAGATGCGTTACAACGCGCTCAAGTATATGAAATTCTTAATCGCATCGGTGCTATGAGCGTCGAGCAGATTAGAGAAGAAGAAGACCTTATCGATAACAAGGAGAACCGATGAAGATAACTATGCCATACGCTATTACGGCGGCGGATACAGAGTCTCGCATCATCGCAGGCCGCATCGTGACATGGAACGCTGAGGGCAACACATCAGCGGGCCGCACTATGTTTAAGTCTGATTCAATTACCATGACCAAAAACATCAAGCTAGTTTTGCAGCACGATGTCACTCGCCCACTTGGAAAGATGGTGTCCTTTTCTGAGGACGAAACAGGCATTACAGCAGAATTTAAGATCGCAAAGACAACAGCCGGAAACGATGCACTTGAGGAAGCCGCAACTGGCCTTCGCTCAGATTTCAGCGTCGGCGTGGATGTCGAGGACTGGGACAACGAAGATGGCGTAATGGCTATTAGCGCATCCAATCTTATCGAGGTCAGCCTCGTTACAGATGGCGCAATTCCCGGAGCCGAAGTCGCGAAAGTAGCGGCAGTAGAAAAAGAAGTTTCTGAGACATCTCAGGAAGAAACACAATCAACCACAGAAGGAGAACAAGTGTCAGACACTACCAATCCAGATGTTGCTCCTGCCGCTGAATCGGTAGAAGCTGCACGAGTTGAAGTGAAGGCTGCAACAGCACCTTACATTTCAACAACAGTTCGTAACCCAATCGTTGATAAGGCTTCTTATCTCGAGCACTCAGTCCGCGCTTCACTAGGCAACGACCAATCAAAGATGTATGTTGCAGCAGCAGCAGACACAACAGACAACGCTGGCTTAATCCCAACTCGTCAGCTTACAGAGGTCATCAATGGCATATCGAACGCAGATCGCCCATTTATTGACTCAATTTCATCAGGCGCACTACCAGATGCAGGTATGTCATTCGAGATTCCAAAGATTACAGTTGCTCCAACAGTTGCAGTTGCATCAGAAGGTGGCGCACCATCTGAAACAGACCAAAATGCAGCGTTTGTAACTGTAAATGTTCAGAAGTTCATTGGCCGTCAAACCTTTAGCCTCGAACTTTTAGATCGTTCTTCACCTGCGTTCTTTGCAGAACTCGTACGCCAAATGGAGTACGCATACGCAAAGGCTACAGATGTCGCAGTTGGTACCGCGCTAATCAACGGCGGCACAGACGGCGGAAACCGCGCAGCACTTACAACTGGCGCACTAGCAGCTGATTTCGTATCAGATGCAGCAGTTTCAATCTACAAAGGCACACTAGGCTTTGCAGAAAACATCGTCGTATCTCCAGAACAATGGGGCGTACTTCTGGGCTTGGTCGATTCTTCAAATCGCCCAATCTTCCAACAGACAATCAATCCTCAAAATGCTGGTGGAAACCTAACAGCCACAGCAGTTCGCGGAAACCTACTTGGACTAAACCTTCGCGTATCACGCGCATTGACAGATGGTTCAGGCATTGGCGATAACACAATGATTGTTATCAACCCAGATTCATACACTTGGTACGAGTCACCACGTCTATCACTACAAACAAACCTCATCTCAACAGGTCAGGTTGAAGTTGGCTATTACGGATACGGAGCAGTTGCTACAAAAATTGGCGCTGGTTCATATCGCTACATGGTTGCCTAGTCACAAACTAATCATGGGGGAGCTACTGCTCCCGGTGGCTCCCCCAGTCGTTTAACGAGAGGAATTGGAAATGGCCACAATAGTTACACCAGCGGAACTGCGCTCTGTGCTTGGCGTTTCCAATTCCCTTTACAATGACGCATATCTAACCGATGTAATAGATACCGCAGAGGCTGTAATTTTGCCTATGCTAGTCAAGTATTCAAGCCCTATAGATGTAGTGGCTTTGCAAGATAATATCGCCACATATTATGTCCTTGGCGATAATAACTTTGGCGTAGGTCAGAGCGTAGTCATTACTGGCGTAGGCGCTCCCTTTAACGGCACCTTCACAATCCTAGAATCCAGCAACCTAGATTACGATTCATTCGTTCTACGATCTAACTCACGCATATTCTTAGACGGCTCATACAGAGAATTTAACGGCTTCTTTACAGTAGCTATAACAAACGCAGACATTACAGAACGCAAGGTAATCCCATCTGGCTTGGCCACCCTTTCAGGCGCATCTACTTATGTAGGTAACAGCGCAGTAGAGTCAGCAGTCCTAGCTGTGTCAGTGGAAGTATTTCAATCCCGCATCGCTCCTGGTGGACAGATCGAGGGAATTGACTTTACCCAAGTAAGCCCATACCGCTTAGGCCGTAGCCTCTTTAATCGAGTGTCAGGACTTCTCGGAGCGTTTATCGATACCGATTCAATGGTGCAGTAATGACCAACACAATCTTAAGCACAGTCAGACAGCCACTAGCAACAGCCTTTGCCAGCGTTGCAGGCAATGTCTATGCCTATGTGCCAGAGGCTCCCATGGTGCCTTTCGTGGTCATGGTGCCAGATTCTCCATACCTTGAATTAGAGACTATTGGCAAGGCGCAGATTCGTACAAAGATTAACCTAACCATTTCCGTAGCGGTTGCATATAACAGCAATCCCGCATCGCTCGACAATCTCGAGCAGCTAGTAATAAGTGTTCTGAAAGTGATCCCTGCGGGGTACATTGTCGGAGCGGTTGAAAAACCAACAGTAACTCAAGTTGGGCCGTCCAATGTATTGGTGGCCGATATCAGAGTTTCTACCTACTACACACAAACAAACTAAAGGACAAATAATGGCAACCACAGTAATCACAGGTCGCGATATTTCTCTATCTTTTACAGGTGGAACAGATATCGACGCTCAAGCAACTAGCGCAGTCTTGACAAAGACCAATGTGCGCGAGACATACCAGACTCTTGACGGCGAGGCTTACAAGACAGTTAATGTTGAAGGAACCTTTGCTCTTTCAATGCTTGCTGATTGGGGCAAGGCTAACTCAGTATGCGAGGCTTTATGGTTAGCAGCAGAGACAGCACCAGATACAGACATCGCAATCACACTTACAGCAGCCACAGGCGCGCAGTTCATATTTCCAATTAAGCCAGAGTTTCCAACAGTTGGTGGCTCTGGAACTGATGCCCAGACTGTAGACTTCACCTTCAAGGTATCCAAGGGCGATGTCGGCGAGTCATTCTCATAAACAATAGAACGGGAGCAAATAAATGCAACAGCAGATAACAATTAAATATATAGATGGATCCGAAACCACTTACATGGTTCGCCCACCTGATTACGCCCGATGGGAGATGGCAACTAAAAAGGTTATCTCCCAGTTCGGCGGGATGTACGACATTCTTTATGTCGCGCACAGCGCCATGAAGCGCGATGCAGGTGGCAAGCCAGTCAAACCTCTCGAGGTATGGATGGAATCCGTAGCCGATGTTGAAGTAGGTGACGCAGACCCAAAAGTCATCCAAGAGGAAGCGTAAGCCGACTCTTGGTAGAGCTGGCAATAGCCACACATATTCCAATGGATAAGTGGCAAACTGCCGAGGATATTCTTACAGCTGTAGAGATAATGGAGGAACGAAATGGCCGATGATGCGATTGCTCTCGACCAAGCTCAACTTCGAGGAATCTTTAAGGCGCTTAAGAATATGGATGATGAAGCTACGGCAGAAGCTAAGCGCCAGTCAGGCGCTCTAGCCGAATATGCCAGAGCCGAAGTAATCCAGACTGCACGATCCTTACAAAGCAGCAAGGTCGCAGGCCGTATTGCTGATGGTTCTAAAGTCAAGAAGTCTAGCCGTATTGGTGAGATTACTTATGGCTTTGCATCGCAGAAGTTCTCTGGCGGAGCTAGCACTAGAGACATCTGGGGCGGGTCAGAGTTCGGTTCTAATAGATATCGGCAATTCCCGGTATGGTCAGGCCGTCAAGGCCGTGGCTCTAAGGGATGGTTTATCTATCCAACGCTTCGCAGAATTCAACCTGAAATAGTTGCTAGATGGACTGAATCATTTAACAAAGTATTGAAGGAGTGGGGCTAATGGCAACAGGTACAAGAGCATTAACGCTCAAGCTCCTTGCTGATGTTGATAACTTCAATAAGAACCTTAAGGGCGCAGACAAAGGCGTACAAACCTTTGGCGATAAAGTATCTGCCTTTGGTAAGAAGGCTGGGCTAGCCTTTGCCGTTGCTGGCGCTGCCGCAGCTATTTATGCTGGCAAGTTACTTAAGGACGGCGTAGAGGCTGCCATAGCCGATGAGAAGGCCAATGCCCAGTTAGCCAATACTTTAATGAATGTTGCTGGGGCAACAGATGAAACTATTGCGGCAACCTTGGCTTATACAAGGGCAACAGAATTAGCGACAGGCGTTACAGAGGATGAGCTACGGCCATCCCTTAATAGATTGACCATCGCAACCGGAGATGTCCAAAAGGCTATCAAGTTACAGACTTTGGCTCTGGATGTATCCGCAGGATCGGGTAAGAGCCTAGAGGCCGTCACACAGGCTTTGGCTAAGGCACAAGAGGGCAACACAGCATCTCTAGTCCGTTTAGGTATTGGTCTATCTGCCGCGCAGCTTAAGACTATGTCGATGGACGATGTCACTAACTCACTTGCCGAAACTTTTGCCGGATCAGCTGACACAGCAGCCAATACCTTTGAAGGCAAGATGACTCGCTTAGGATTAGCCTTCGAGGATGTCCGGGATACAGTAGGCGGGTTTGTACTAGATGCCATTACCCCCATGGTTGAAAACATTGTTACAAAAGTAATGCCAGCGTTATCAGCCTTTGCCGAAGGCATGGGCGGCGCAGACGGCTTAAAGGGCGCTTTCGATGTCTATGTCGATGCAGCCAAGAAAGTATTTATCCCAATCTTTGAAGGACTTAGGTCAGCATTTAATAACATTAAAGCGGCAGTAATGCAGAACAAAGAAGAGTTTATAGTGCTATTTAACTTCCTCAAAAATTATGTAGCACCGTTCTTTGGTGGAGCTTTGAAGATTGCAATACAAGGAATCGGTACAGCTATAACTGTCGTTATTAAATTGGTTGCTAGCTTGATTGCTGGCTTTGAAAGAATCATAGGCTTTGGTGCCAGAATTGGCGGGGCCATAGGTGGCGCAGTAGGCGCTCTAGGCTTTGGCGGTGCCAGGGCTATGGGTGGGCCTGTATCAGCTGGCACAGCCTATGTAGTAGGCGAGCAGGGCCCTGAACTATTCGTACCTAAAGGGTCGGGCACAATCGTGCCAAATAATAGGGTTGGTGGCGCTACTATTAACCTGACAGTTAATGGCGCTATCGACAGCGAATCAACAGCCCGCCAAATAGTAAGCATCCTTAACGACTCACAAGCCCGAGGCACACTAGGCAGTTTGGCGTTTGCATGACCCTATGGAATCCAGACTGGGCGGTAGAGGTTAATGGACTAGGAGATGTCACAAACCTAGTCTTATCCGATCTAACTATTACTTCCGGGCGTACTGATATTTATAGCCAGCCTATTGCTGGATATTGCCGATTTACTATAAAAAACCTAACCCAGTCAGCTATTGCCTTTGATGTCAATGATTCAATCGTAGTCAAGATTAAAGATTCAACCAATACCTATATTCCGCTTTTTGGCGGGGATGTGTCAGACATTGATATAGTCGTGGCCACAGGCGAGCCAGCGATAACCGAAAACATTACAGTCACAGCCTTAGGAGCTTTATCTAAATTGCCTAAAGTGTTAACCGAGGGCATACTAACCAAGGACTTTGACGGCGACCAGATATTCAAGATTTTGTCTGAAACTTTATTTAGCCAATGGAACGCAGTACCAGCTGCCGAGACTTGGAACGCTTACGATGCACTTACTCAATGGCAGGATGCAGAAAACGCTGGGCTAGGTGAAATCGATCGCCCGGGAGATTACGAGCTAACGGCACGATCTGCAGACACTACAGATATTTATTCGCTGGTAGCAAGCCTAGCCACATCTGGCCTTGGTTATATCTACGAGGATGCGGCTGGCCGTATTGGCTATGCAGACTCAACCCATAGAGCCCAATATGTAACAACCAATGGGTATGTCTATGTTGATGGCGGTTGGGCCTACGCCAATGGAATAGCAACATCTAAGCGCCTTGGCGATGTCCGCAATAAGGTAACTATCACATATAAAAACGGCCAGCAAGAGACTGCCGAAGAACCAAGCTCTATTGAAGTTTATGGCTTCCAAGCCCAAAACATAACTACCAGTATTGAAAACGGCGCGGATGCCCTTGCTCAAGCAGAATTTTATTTGGCCATTCGGGCGTTTCCTGAATTCCAATTCAAAAACATTACTTTCCCTTTGACTAACCCTACTATCCCAAATTTAGCGCGTGACCATTTTCTTAATATATCGATGGGCATGGCTTTAGATATTGAAAATTTGCCTGTCAATATAGGCGGAGCTTACCAGGGCTTTGTAGAGGGTTGGACTTGGACTACCCGGTTTAACGCCCTTGATTTGACTATAATTGTTTCGCCTTTGGCCTATTCTCTACAGGCTTTTAGATGGAACAGCGTTCCAATCATGGAGACATGGAACACATTAAGTCCTACTTTAGACTGGATTAACGCTACAATAGTAGCCTGACAAGGAGAACAAATGGCAACGACAACTAACTATGGGTGGCTCACACCCAACGACACCGACTTAGTCAAAGATGGCGCTGCTGCCATCCGTACTCTTGGTTCATCAGCTGACCAAACAGTTGAAAATGAATATATCCTAAACATTATGGGGGCAAACTAAATGGCAAATACACCAAAAGTTTTATTTAGAGGCGCAGCTACTACAGGATCGGCAACTCTATACACCACACCGGCAGCCACAACAACAGTTGTAACCAATATCGTTGTGTCAAATACAGCATCAGCAGCGGCAACATTTGATTTACTTTTAGACGGAGTTGCAATTTGTGAAGATGTTGCGATAGCGGCGAATAGCGTTGCTTTTTTTGATTTGAAACAAGTTTTGGTTGCGACTGATTTGATTGCAGGTTTTGCATCAGCTGTAACAGTTAACTTCCATATTTCAGGAGTGGAGATTTCCTAATGGCATCAACAGTATTTCCTGCTGTAGCAGCAGGTAAGACAAGCAAATTCGAAAGACTTACTTCGGGCACAGATTGGACGGTTCCAACTGGCGTCACTTATGTCAATGCAACTTTGATTGGCGGTGGCGGTGGCGGTGGCGGTTGCAATACTGGTTCAGAACATGGTTTTTCTGGAACAGGTGGTCAAATTGTAATGACAACAGTTACAACAACTCCGGGCGCGTCAATTTCATACGCAATCGGAGCTGGTGG